TACAGATTCTCTCCGGGCCCAGGTATTGGTCCATATAGGTCCAATAACAAGCCTACAATGTAGTCGTAGGTACTGAACTGCTTCCTACGGTAAAACTGGTTCGCATATGCGATCCAGCTAGCATAGGATTCAGGGCTGCGCGTTGATGACCAGACCGTTCGAAGACGAACGGGTGTGACGTCGATGCCTTGGAAGGCATCCATGCCACATGATTCTCTAAAGAATCCTCCGGTGCAACTCTTGTCACGGTTTACTTTTAAACCAAATGACTCGAGGTGTTCGATAGCGTTCGCGGCGTAAGCCGTGGGGACTATCACATCATCGCCGTACACTAAGATACCCTCGCGGGTATCTGCGTTGGGTGCTGCTGCGGTCAGAATAGCCCATACGGTTAGCGCCAATATAGGGAAGCATAAACTACTTCCCATTGGTGCGAACTTTCTGAGCTCGAGTTCTGATCCATCAGGCAACACAGTTGACGAACTCCTACAGGCTTCCAGATGCTCCAAAAGGGGCTCCGGAAACAGTAGGCGAACGAGATCAACACTAACGCGATCCGAGGCCTCATTGAGGTCAAGGGTTGCGTACCGACCAGATTGAGAGCCATATAAAGCTCCTACTCTGTTCGGAGTTTGATCCCGGAAGTGAACATTCCACTTTGTGAGTGGATTGCTCTCTACCCAACTGACAATGGCCCGACCTAACCCCTGTTGAATCCACTGGAAATCCACTGGTTCACAGGATATCAGGCGCGGACCGCGACTATCTTTCGGAACAAGGATAACCTTGGCCGGAAGATTCTCACCAGAGATGGCCATAAGGTCATCTTTTCGGTCACAAACGTGTCCAAGTGACGAGTAGAAATACTCGTCAAGTGGATACACCTTCGTGATTCGATCTGCAACATTAGTCCATTGGTACTTCTGGGATAGTTGTTGCTTTGTAGCAACAACGCCCGGACCGTGCCGTGGAGTAATGTCCCGCGGGTCGAAGTGGCGGAACAGCTTCCAAAGAAGCAGTCTCGCCTCGCGTGTTACAGCGACCGATCCAACAGCCTTTTCACGGCTGCGAGAGCGGGCGGTAGTAACAACTTCAAGAGCGACTGCAATTTCTTGCAGTCGTTTTGAACATGTCGATATGTCACCTTCGGTTTCTTTAAACCGCGAGATGACTTGTTGTTCTTGTTCATCAGTGTAAGGAAGTTCGTACTTATAAAATAAGTACAAAACACTCCTAATCACTCCTACGCTTGATGCGCACGAGTCCTGACGAAGTGTCCCATCTGTTTGGAGCACACGACTGAAGAACTCACCGAGAAACCTCGGAAGTTCACTCCCGCGCCAGGTTGAGAAACCCAGCGCATGAGCGTTCAGTGGTGGACCTCCAGCGATAGCCTTATCAAAGGCTTTCGCCAGACGGGGCAGGGTTTTCGTTAGAAAACCCATTCCTTCAGAACGTAATCGCTTCTCGACGATACTTATCGTCAAGTCGCGGTTACGCGTGTTAAACACTGCCTCGTGGACGTTATGAACGTCGTGAAGCAATGCAGCGATGAGTTTCAACTCATCTAGGCTCTTATTGGGTACCATAAGGTATTCCTCCTAGAGCATGCAAACACTCCACGATCCTTAACGAACTCGTTGGTAGCAATCCGCACTTCAACCATATGGCTAAAGAACAGAACATCCTCAATACGATCAAGAACGGGCAACCTCCTTTGGGGAGGAAACTTACGTTTTTGGTACTTGTTGAGAATGCAGACCCATTCAGAACACCGAAGTATAACTGGGAAACAACCGACGGCATAAGCAATTGGTATTGTAGACCGGTACAAGTAATCCTTCACAAAGGAAAACTCACACCGTTCCCTAATACCCTGCCAGCCTACGGAAGTGGCCAACCTATATTTCAGTTGGTTTCTGCTTAGCTGCTTGGTAACCTTCTTTTGTGTTTTCCATTTACGGAAGACCACTAAGGAGTATTACCAGACAGAATGGACCAGTCAACCAAACGAGACACATACAGTAACTCGGGAATCGCCTTATACGCAGACACGAATGACAACCACTTGTTGTCAGCGTTCTGCCTTAAGCAAGGGGTACAAG